CTGCAACTGACGCAAGGGTAGATTCAATTGATGAAGATCCATCAGCATTCCAATATATTTCGAAAGAAATTAATTTGGAAAATTCAGCATCTTCTATTAAAATTATATTAGATGCTCATATAAATCTTTATTCTGATATTCGCGCATTCTATGCGATTAGTGAAAATTCTAATTTTAATCCAATCTTTACACCATTTCCTGGATATACAAATATTAATACTAAAGGAGAGATCATTAATATTGAAGATAGTGATGGGTCATCTGATAACTTTGTTTCTTTATCAAACTCTATTGGATTTACTTCCCCAGAATTAAATTATAAAGAACGCACTTTCACTGAAAATGAACTACCTCAGTTTAGATCATATAGAATCAAACTTGTTATGACATCAACCAATCAAGTTTATGTACCAAGAGTAAAAAATCTGAGAGTAATTACACTTGCTTGATATGGACTATATTAAAGTAAAGGGACATGATCATCTAATTCGAGATCCTAAAACAAATGCCATTATTAACACTAATATGTCTGAATATAATGAATATCTTTCTAGAAGAGATTCTAAATTAAAAGATAATCAAAAAGTACAAAACTTGGAATCTGATGTTGCTAATATGAAAGAAGATTTGGATGAAATTAAATTTTTACTTAGGAGGTTAGTTAATGGATCCTGATGAAGTAACACTTGAAAACTTGACCAAAAATTTTGAATATGTAAAATTTAGCAACCAAATAGATACTATCAACAATATTGAAGATCTTAGAAATCTTGCAAAATGTTATTTTAAACTATATCTTAAGCAGCAAGAAGTTCTTTGTCAATTTCCAACACTTAAATCATAAATATTTCTAAAGGAAAATAATAAATGGCGCAACCATCAACTAGACAAGAACTTATAGATTATTGCAAAAGAAAACTGGGTGCGCCTGTGCTTGAAATTAATGTTGCTGACGAGCAGATTGATGACTTGGTTGATGATGCGATTCAATTCTTTCAGGAAAGGCACTACGATGGGGTTTATCCCGCCTTTTTTAAATATAAAGTAACAGCAGCAGACATTTCTCGTGGCACAGCAGTAGTAGGATCTAGTAATGTTGTTGGAATTGCAACCACCACTGCAACAGCAAATATTGTAGGAACAGCAGTAACCTTTTCATATACAGAAAATAGTAATTATATTCAACTTCCTCCCAATGTTATTGGTGTAAATAAAATTTTTACATTTGATGGAGCTAACACTACAAGAGGTATGTTTAGTCTCAAATATCAATTATTTTTAAATGACATTTATTTTTTAGGGGCCACAGAACTTTTAAGCTTTGCAATGGTTAAAACATATTTGGAAGATTTGGATTTTCTTTTAAATACACAAAAACAAATTCGGTTTAATAAAAGACAAGACAGATTGTATTTGGATATTGATTGGGGAAATGTCAATGTAGATGAGTATTTCGTTATCGATTGTTATTCAACATTAGATCCGAATGACTATGCTAGAGTTTATAATGATTCCTTTATTAAACCATACTTAACTTCACTTATTAAACGTCAGTGGGGACAAAATATGATGAAGTTTACTGGAGTTAAACTTCCTGGTGGAGTTGAATTGAATGGGAGGCAAATGTATGATGATGCACAGAAAGAATTAGATATGCTTATGGAAAAAATGTCGAATACGTATGAACTTCCTCCATACGATATGATTGGTTAATTATGCTTAACCCATTTTTTCTTCAAGGATCTAAATCAGAACAAGGTCTAATTCAAGACCTTATAAATGAACAACTGCGAATGTATGGTGTCGAAGTTCATTATCTTCCAAGAAAATATATAACAGAAAAAACTGTAATGAGGGAGGTAATTGAATCCTCATTTGATCGTTCATATCCAATTGAAGCATATGTTGAAAACTTTGATGGATACGGTGATAATACCACAATCTTATCAAAGTTCGGTATTCAAGCACTTAATGAACTAACAATTGTAATATCAAGAGAAAGATTTGAAGAATACATAACACCACTAATTAAAGATCAGGCAAATATTAAGTTATCCACAAGACCTAAAGAAGGAGATTTAATTTATTTTCCTTTAGGTGATAGATTATTTGAAATTAAATTTGTTGAGCACGAACAACCGTTTTATCAACTTCAAACAAATTATGTTTATACCTTAAAATGTGAATTGTTTAGGTATGAAGATGAAGTTATTGATACTGGAGTTGACTTCATTGATGACGCTCTTTCTGGAAGTGATGAACAAGGTAATGTACAAGTTGGTACGGTACAAAAACTGAATATGATAGGTGCTGGAGTAACCGCAACTGCTATTACATCTTTTGTGTCTGGTGGCATAAGATTATTTACTGTTACAAACAGAGGTGGTGGATATACATCTGCACCACGAGTTGCAATATCTTCAGCACCCTCTGGAGGAGTGACTGGCATTGGTTCAGCAACATTAATTGGTGGTATTGTTGTCTGTGCGGAAAATGTAAATCCCGCAGCAAAATCAGTTCAATCGGTAGAAGTCATTAATCCTGGTGCAGGATACACAATTGCTCCTCAAGTACTATTCTTTGG